AGAGTTAGAGCAAGACATCCATTCTTACAATCATGCTACCCCTACCTTTAACCATCAAAGTTACCCTACCTCTATTGTTTTAAAGACCCTGTGCGGTTTTACAAAACTGATTACTTTGTCTTCTCATAAAGACGTGATCAACTACAGACAACCAAACAGCAAATACCGAAAAATATTTATGTATCAAAATAAAAAAGATCAACTAGGTAGAAGGATATTCGAGGAACAAAACACGTGAAAAAGACCTACGCATTGTTGATGGTCATTTATTTTACGTTCTGTGTCTTTGTCATTTCACCTTTTGGAATTATTAACTTTTACCAACTTGTGATTTATCTATTCCTACTGTTTAAATAAAAAAAGGATTACACCTTTGGATGACAACCTAGGCGTATTTTACATTAAAAGCAGTAGAACCCTGTTAGTTGGTCTGCCCGCCTATCACATTATGACTGTGGTTAACGAGTTTACAACGTGCAGTATACCCTTTGAGGACATTTTGGAAGCGTGTGAGTTTGAAATTTTTGATATAAAAGATATCTCCTTTACGACAATCGAAAACTATAAAAAAATAACAGAAGAATTCGAAAGATCTGAACAACTACTGGAAGAATTTATAGAGTTCAAAAAAAATAGAAACAAAACAAAATTAGCTGTTGTTTTACCCATTGAAAAAAAGGGAACTAATCATGCCGATTAGATGGAACAAAAACGGTGAACGCTATACCAACGGCAACCTTAGAATTCAACGATCCACAAGATCATACTCTGTAGAAATAGTAGCCGGAAAAACCTTTAGACCGTACAACCCTAGTGCTAAAGATATCTTTCATCTGTATGACAATGGACAGTATATCGGTCAAACCAGAACTCTCGGGTTAGCAAAAGAAAAACTGGGTGACCTGCACAGCAGGATGGAACTGTCCGGAAAATCCGGATAGTTCAAAAAGAAGGCAACAGGGACGTCAACCGGGAGATCGATTTTTTACAACCTCGATATGATCATTTCAGTCGGTTATCGGGTCAAAAAGTCAAAAAGAACAATAACTGAGGTCTACACATGCCTCACGCTACTATTCGTCTACCAGCTCCATGGAAAGGCGGACAAGATAAGTTTTTCTATTGGAGTGACGAAAACCCCAAAGCTCAAGTCCTCGTTGGACCCTGTGGAACTAAGGTTGGCAAAGCACTTACCCTAAAAGAAGTCTTACCAACACCAGAAGGCTTTAAAACAGTAGAAAAAATAGCAGTTGGTGACCTTGTGTTTAGTGAACACGGACAGCCTATCAAAGTCACACACATGACCCCCGTGATGCATGATCATGACTGTTTTGAAGTTGTATTTAGTGACGGCAACAAAATCACCTGTGACGCAGGGCATCTTTGGACAACCTATACGTGCCAACATGAAACCCCAAAGGTTTTTACAACCCGTGAAATCAAAAACTCGTTAACCACTACTAAAAACAATGAAACGAAATACAACCACAAAGTAGCGTGCGTCAGCAGTGCGGTAGAGTTCACCAAAAAACTTTTACCTTTGGATCCCTACAGTTTTGGAACAGGGTTAGACGAACGTAAAAACAAAACCCGAATTCCTGATCTGTACCTGACGTCGTCCCCTTTGCAGCGTCTTAGTTTACTGCAAGGGATTATGGACACCAAAGGATCAGTGATGGGTGATTTCTACGTGTTTGAGAGCGTGAGTTTACCTTTGATGCTTGATGTAGCCGGTTTATGTCACGGCTTTGGTATGCTGCTACACCGCACAACAAAGAAAGACATTCACCGCCTGAGCTTTCAAACCGACCTTTTAATGTTCACTAAAAAAGAAAACCTAAAACCTAAAACACCAAAAGGCTTGCAGTTTAGAAAGATTGTAGCCGTGATCCCGGTAGATTCTGTTCCCGTCAAATGCATAACGGTAGACAACCCAACCTCTCTTTTTTTGGTAGGGAAAGGCTTTGTTCCTACGCACAACTCGTTTGGATCGGCTCTGTGGCTTACAAAAGAAGCTCTCGTAAATCCTGGTATGTATTGTGTGTGGGTTGCCCCGACGTATCTTAAATGTAAAATCGGTTACCGGTACATGAAAGCCATGATGAACGTGGAAAGTATCGCTAAGTGTGTCGATGGACTGTTAGAGATTAGAATCAGTAACGGTTCTTTTATTAAGTTTTTGCACGGTAGTGACGCTGAAGTCACCATTGAAGGGGAAGCTGTTGACCGGTTTATTATCGATGAAGCAGGAAAGATTAATAAGCAAGTGTGGCATTCACTCCTAACCACCATTACGCAAACCGGCGGCATTGGTATTATTACGGGAACACCTAGAGGTTTTAATTGGTACTACGATGTATACCGTCAAGCTAAATCAGGTAATCCATTTTTTTGTCACGTGACTTTAAAAACAGAAGACAGTCCGTTTGTAAAAAAAGAAGCCATTGCTCGAAACAAAGCCCTTATCCCGAAAGCTTTGTACGATCAATACTACAACGCCATGTTTGTGAGCAGTGGATCGGTGTTTGGAGATCTTACAGGTCTTTGGGATGAATCATACGAACTGTCTGCTCTATCCAAAAGGTTTTGGGTTCATCCCGATGCCAGTAAACGTACGGGTGAAATTATTCACGGGATGGATATCGCTAAAAAAAGAGACTTCACTGTGATCTTTAGCGTGAACACGAGAGGAGAAACCGTAGGTTTTGTTCGGTTTAGAAATTTACCGTATCCTCAGCAGGCTAAACGTCTCGAGCTGTATCTTAAAAAGTATTTTAATGAAGCTGAAGACAACTTTGTTAGATTTGACGAAACGGGAGTTGGTACCGCTTTGGGTGACATGTTTGCAGAACTAGATCTAGACTGTAGTTTTAGTCCCGTCATCTTTAGCAACCGTTCTAAAAGTGAAATGGTCACACGTTTAATTTTAGCAATTGAACAAAGTTGGCTTAAAGTTCCTCGGATAGAACTTATAGAACACGAACTGGCTAGTTATGAAATGGCCGTCACAAAATCTGGTCTTTACAGTTATAACGCGCCTGATGGTGAACATGACGATATAGTCTCTGCTATGCTTCTTGCAGTCTCACAAGCTTATCAAAATGATATGGCAGAAGGAGCCGAAAAACTTATGGATAAGTTGTTGTCTGGAGAACCTTTAGGATACGATGATGCTATAATGGAGTTTGCAAGCTCCATGAGACAAGATGCTGAAGATTTCTTTGATGATGAAATTGATGACGAACGGGACGAAGATTTTGACTTTGAACGAAAGTAGTTTTGATGTGGCCTTTTAATAAAAACCAATCACCTGTTCCTGCAAGATTACTAGAAGACGCCATGGACGAACTCGGTCTTGTGCGGTTAAACGATATGAACGGTGCCATTGAAGCAGCAATTCAAAAGCATCTCGATCCCAGTTCCTTAGACGGTTACGAAGACGATCAAAGCGGTCACTTTAACACCGAGTTCAATCTTGTAGCTACGGCTGCCAGGATGAAAGGGCTCTACCGCAGAGAACCGTGGGTGTACACCTGTTCCAGTATCATTGCTAGAACCATGTCTACCATTCCCTATGAAGTTGTGAACTGTCAAACGGGAGAGATCGACAAAGATCACCCGTTAAATAAATTTCTTAATGCAGGCAATGATCTTCAAGACAACACGCAGCTCAACTGGGCTGGAAGTTTAGATCTTATCCTGGGGGGAAATGAATTTCTCGTTATTGACGGCGAAAAAATTATTCACGTACCCATTGAATTCGTAGAAATTAAATACGCCGACAAAACTGACACTGAAAAATACCCCATTGAAGGTATCTACATTCGATCGACAAACTATCCCGCAAACACGAAATCAGCCGTGTCGTTTGTACCGTGGGAAAATGTGATTCACTTCAAAATGCCTAACCCCTTTAGTCCCTACGTTGGACTGTCCATGGTTGCAGCGGCGTCTCGTCCGATTCTGTTAGACAGACATAAAAATGAATTTGAACTGGCTTTTTATCTTAGAGGTGCGACTAACGCTGGGGTGATTGAGACCACAGAAGACATCACGAAAAACCGCATGGAACGACTCATGCGTACCTTTGAATCTGCGTTTACGGGAAGGAGAAATTGGTTTCGCCAACTTTTTCTACCGAAAGGTGCCAAATGGGTCAGTTCAGGTCTCACCATGGCAGAAATGGAACATCTAGAAGGGTTAAGAGAAAACAGAATTACCCTACTAGCCGTTCTAGGCGTGCCGCCGATGAAAGTCGGTATCGTCCAAGACGTGAACCGCTCCACAGCAGAAATTCAAAACGAGACGTTCTACGAGAACACGATTATACCGATGTCCAGAATGACGGCAGCAGGTTGGAACAATTCTTGGCTCGTCAAACACATCTATAAAGCCGAAGTCATGGTACGGCCAAACTTCGACGGGATAGACGCCATCGGCGGCGGAATACTGATCAGAAGTCAGCAGGCTAAAAGTTTAGACAACATCGCAACCATTAACGAGCAACGTCACATCGCAAAACTCCCCCCACTAAAACCCACTGATCCACGCGGTACGATGTTTGCCATTGAACTGACAAAGTTAACTCTCGATCCGTTTGGAGCGTTAATCCAACCCCATCTCGAAACGCTAGGTCCAGAAGGTGAAACGTCAGGTGCTTTGCAAACGGTAGAAATCCCTTACCCTGATATCGGCAACCCGCACACCCATTTCGCTGAAGTTGACGAGCAGTTGACGGGTAAGACGACAACCACAGAAGGTGACGTAGAAGGTCACGTTCACGAGATCATTATGGGAGAAGTACAACCGAGCGGTATGGATAACCACGTTCATCCAAACCTTGACCTTGAAGAAACCGAACGAGAAGAAAAAACCTTTCAACGGGTCAAACAGATTACGATTGGTGTCCAAGAGGGTATTGAAAAAGGTCAGGGTCGAAGGTTTTTGACG